AAGTTCAATTCAAATTTAAGAGATGTATTAAAAAAGTATTTTTTCATGTCTCTATATACGAACTGAACTCGAAAAAACCCTGCACACACGTCACACATTTTTCGTGTTTCGTTAGAAATCAAGCACTTATGTAAAAAACCTAGTGTCCAATGCCTGCACACACCCCGGTTTTTCCCTGCACACACGGCCATAAAGTGCTCACACATTGGCAAATGCCGTCACACAACTTTGTTGCACAGTGACCACTGACCGTTGACCACGGGCAATGGGCACTGGCAATGGTCCGTTGTTAGTGGTCATTCCCACCGGGTCTCGGCCTCCTGTTCGTTGATCCGTTCCCAGTGGGCACGCAACTCCAGTTTCGCTTCGTCGAGGTCGTTCTTGCAGCGATAGAGGAGCTGCACATAGTCGACTGTGTCCCAACACTCGGCGACCCAATGGCCGCCGGTGTCGTAATGGTCGTTGGCATAGCGCTTGAGCAGGTCTACATTGTGGTGTGTCATGGGTATTAGTCCTCTGTGAAGGCGCGGAGGTAGAGGGCAAAGCCGCCCGTTATAAGTGAGAAGGCGAGGAACGCCACTTGCACTTGGGCGGGGGTGAAGTCCAGGAGTTGAGGGGGCGGGAATAGGGCAGCAATGAACACTGCGATAGATCCGATGAAGATGACGGATGAAGTGCGGGCATGCATGGTTAGTTACCTGTGGTTAGGGGTGGGGAGGTTGGAGGTCCCTCCCCATTGGGGGTTAGCTGAAGAGGTTGAGTACGCCGAGGACGAAGAGGGCTGCCATGTCAGGCTTCTCTTTGGCGTAGGCGATGACGGTCTTGGATGCTTCTTTAGCCTTTTCGGCTGCGAGGTATCCGGCGTCGGGGGTCTGGTCTTGGTTGTTGGTGGTCTGGTTGATGTTATCCATGGTAGATACTCCTAGTTAGTGATAGATACACAATAGATACTGACCGCGAGACACGAAGTGTCGAGCGTGATTCGTTGGGGGTTACTGGGGGACAAGGTTCCATAGATGAGGGTGAAAACAAGGTTCCAACGGGTGAATCCGGGAAAAGGGGGGGTGCTGGAGTCCGAGGGGGGAGATAGTGCGTGAGCGATTTAGATAGGAAAAATCGATCACCCTACCCCCCTTCAGAAAAACGAAACCTGAAAAAATTTTTATAAAATTTTTTTGCAAGGCGTTTTTGCGTATACTCCCGCCCTTAACCACGGCCCACGAGCCACTGATGACGGACAGTAAAATCTGTTCACGGTGCCAAAAGGAGCTGCCTTTAACCTCGTTTGAGCAGATCAAGGGGAGGTCGCTGCGGAGTTTCTGTCGCCCCTGCAAACTGGCCTCTGACCGTCAACAACGGTCCACGGGCTACAGATCCTACCTCTCGAACCTCCTGTCCAAGAGCCGGGACACCAATAGGAAACGGAGGTTTACCGGTTACGAGGTAACCCTTGATCAGTTGGTCGAACTCTGGGAGACGCAGGATGGCCGCTGCGCAATATCGGGGGTCGTTTTAACCCACCATAACGACGGGTCCGGCCTCAAGGACTTTAATGCCAGCATCGACCGGATCGATAGCACCCTGGGGTATGTACCGGGTAATGTTCAGCTGGTGGCTTACCGGGCTAACATGCTGAAACAGGCCCTAAGTAGCGACATGCTGTACTGGTGGGTGAAGACTATTTACCAGCACTCTTGTGATTGATCATTAGTAGGGCTAATATAAATGCTGCCGAAAGTCCAGGTATTCGCTATAGAGGGCTTTGACGAGGCTATCATCGGTATCGCCTACAGGGGTGGGTACGAGGTGCTGGTCTACGACGGGGAGATAGCCGAGGCCATAGTGGCCACGCTGGCTAAAAAACCCATGTCCCTCCACGACTACCTGACTCATATTGCCCTGCATAAGTTGGGCGATAAGGCACCGGTTTTTGCATATCTGGGCATAGAAATAGGTGGAGACCTCAGCGATTCAACAAGAGAACCAGGCACCCCTATCCACTGACCTCGCTCATTCCGATGAGCTGATGTCACATGTCGAGTTCCAGTCGCTCACGCCCTACATGGGGCTGACGCTGAGTTCTCTGACCGTGCAACAGGAGCGGCTGGTTCTCTACATGGCTCGCGGGATGACTATCGCTGCAGCGGGGCGAGCGGCTGGTTATGCCAGCTACAAGAACGCTCTAGAAGCAGCGAAGAACCCGTCTGTCGTGAAGGCGTTGGACTACTTCCGCGAACAGATGCGCGAAGAGGTGAAGTTTACGCGGTCGCACGCGCACCAGATGTATCTGGACGCGTACAACGCGGCGGCTACCTCGACGGAGATGAAGAACACGGTGGACTCGCTCGTGAAGTTGCACGGGCTGGCTGCACCAGATAACGCGACGCAGATCAACATCAACGTTAACACCGCCCAGATGGAACGGATGAGCGACGAAGACTTGTTGAAGTTGGCGGGTAAAGACATCGATTATCTGGAGCCAGAAGCACCTTGATAGGCGACATCCCAATGTTGGAGTGCAGAGGGTGTAAGAATATACACCCTGAGACCCTGTACTCGAACAGGAAGGAACGGGTATGTGTTTACTGTAAAGCGGACGAGCAGGATGGGATGCCCCAGCCCGCTTCGCCTGAGCCGGTAAAGTCACCGGAACTAACTGTGAAGGAGCATGCTCAGAAGGAGCTTGCTTCGCGTATCTTGTCCCGTAAGCGGCTGCTGCCGTTCGTAGAGAAGTTCAACCCTGACTACAACGCCGGTTGGGTACACAAAGATGTCTGCAAAAGGCTCGAACAGTTCTCGCGTGACGTCGTGGATCAAAAATCTCCGCGACTCATGCTATTTATGCCTCCCCGTCATGGCAAGAGTACGCTGGCGTCGGTTTCGTTCCCGGCTTGGCATCTGGGTCGTAACCCTGAGCATGAATTTATTAGTTGCTCGTATTCGGGTTCGCTTGCGATGGGTTTTAGCCGTAAGGTACGTCAAGTACTTCGTGAACCGACGTATAAAGCGGTATTCAAAACGCGCCTGGATCCGGATAGTCAGAGCGCTGAGGCGTGGCTGACTACGGATGGCGGTGGCTTCGTAGCTGCCGGTGTCGGCGGTGGTATCACCGGTAAGGGCGCACACATACTTGTTATCGACGACCCGGTTAAGAACCGCGAGGACGCAGAGAGTCAGAACAACCGGGATGCGAACTGGGACTGGTATACGTCAACGGCGTACACCCGTCTTGCTCCTGGCGGCGGCGTGTTGGTCATTCTAACGAGGTGGCATGATGATGACTTGGCTGGCCGACTTCTTAAATCGGGTCTTCAAGGCGGAGACGAGTGGGAAGTCGTCAGATATCCCGCCATCGCCGAAGAAGACGAAGAGTTCCGTAAAGCTGGTGAAGCCCTCCACCCGGAGAGGTACAGTGTCGAAGCGCTCCGTCGAATTGAAAAAGCCGTAGGCCCTAGAGACTGGTCAGCGCTTTATCAGCAGAACCCAGTAGCCGATGACGGTCAGTACTTCACCCGTAGCATGGTCAACTATTATGACCCAGAGGACATTGATGAAGACGCCATGCGTTACTACTGCGCGTGGGACTTGGCTATCGGTAAGAACGACCGCAACGACTACAGCGTTGGCATCGTTGTCGGTATCAACGACCGCGATGACATGTTCGTGACGGACGTCGTACGCGGGAGGTTCGACGGCTTTGAAATAGTCGAACGAATACTTGATCTCTATGAGCAGTGGAAGCCCTCGATCATCGGCATCGAAAAGGGGCACATCGAAATGGCCCTCGGCCCGTTCCTCGAAAAACGCGTGCGTGAGCGCGGATTGTTTGAAGCGTACTTCAAAGACCTAAAAACCGGACGCCGTGATAAAGAAGCGCGTGCTAGAGCTATCCAGGGGCGCATGCAGCAGGGCAAGGTGTATTTTCCTCGTGACGCATCGTTCTCTGGTCCATTGATCGCGGAACTTCTTCGGTTCCCGAATGGTACTCACGACGACCAGGTTGATGCCCTGTCGTGGATCGGTCTCATGATGACCGAGTTTTCAACGTATCAGGCTCCAGTTGTACATGTACAGTCTTGGCGGGACAAACTCATCTCTCTTACTCGCGGACCCCGCCAAAAATCCGCGA